TTAGATTGGGTAAATATCCTGAACCAGTAAAAGTATTAGAAGCTGGATTTCATTGGATTATTCCATTCACCATAGATGTAATACATACAGTATCTATTGCAAGACAAGCAACTGAATTAGGATCACAAACTATTACTACTTTAGATGATAAGTGTATTGTTCTTGAAGCAGTACTTACTTATGAAATTGAAGATATAGAAAAAGCATTATTTAAAGTAGGTGATGAAATAAGTGCAGTTAAAGAAAGAATACAAAGTATAATTAGAAATGAAATTGTTAAGACTAACTTTAATGAAATAAATAGTGAAGCACTTGAAGAAAGTATTAACGATAAAAGTAAAAAAGAAGGAAATAAGTGGGGCATTAAAGTAGTTAGTGTATCTATTAAATCTTTAGGTAAGATAACTAGTATTAGACTTATTAATCAATAATCAGGATTTAAATATTCCTTCTCCAAAATAGAGTTATCAACAAATTGTGAATAAATTGTTGATAACTTCCCTTGCATACTTTATCAAAAAGCAATAAAAATTCCAGTCTTTATTTGTCCATAGACAAAATTTGTCTATCTTTCGTAAAATTTATTTTATGGAAGAAAGTGTTGTTTATGAAGAAAAAGCTAGAAAGGAAGTTATACATGAAGGTAATCCTTTCTTAGTTGTTTCACCAAAAGATGTAGTACTTATTGGTGACTTAGAAAAAGTTAGTCAATTAAATGAAAGTGGTCTGATAGTATTGAAGTATGTTACTAAAAATCTTAATCAGCATACAGGTATTACTATATTATCTGTTAAAGATATTTGTTTAAAAGAATTTAGACAGTATTTTATAGATACGCAAGTTAATAAGATGGATATTAAAGTAAAGAATACTTTAGAGACTAGAATAAGAAGAGGTATCAGAAACTTATTATCATTAGAGATTATAGCAATAAGTAAAGGTAAGAATCAATATTGGGTTAACAAATCTGTTATATGGAGGTAGATTATAGATTACCTTTAAAACTTAATACTTTGTATCTTGAAGATAGACCTTCTTCACAAGGAACTATTAGAAAAGTTATAAATGCAGTAGTATATATAGAGTGGGAAAGTATAGGAGGTATTGAAGAATTTGTAAAAACTGGCGTATTTCCAGAATCAGATAGTAGTTCTAGAGTTACTGTTTGTACTAAATTAGGTAACTATGTCTGTAAAGGAGATGTTGATGAATTTGGTAATGATTGGGCTAGATATAAGTTGTGGAAGGAAAACAGAAAAATATTTAATTTAAATTAATATGAGCAGAAGATTAGATCAATATAGATTTTTTTTAGGTTGTGCAACTATAGATCATGTAAACAACAAGTATAGAGAATTAGTTAAATATCATCATCCTGATAAACCTACAGGATCACATGAAAGTTTTGTAGCATTGAAAAATGAATATGATTTTATAACAGAAAGTTCTCTTATTAAATTTCCAATTAGTAATGTATTAAATACAACACAAGCACAACAATTTGTTGCTCAATATCCTAAAACTCCACAAGAAGCATATAAAAAAGAAACAGTAACAAACTTATCACCAGATGAAATTGAACGTAAGAAAGCTATTAATCACTTTAATAATCTTAGAGCTACTGATATTACTTTTAATTATATAGATGATATAATTAAAAAGTCTAAAGATAACAATCTTAGTAAGTTGTGGATATATGGTGAAATACAAAAGAAGTGGGATTTAAATCTTGATCATTTCAAATATGTAACCTTCAAACTAGGAGATAAAGTTCATGTAGCTAAAGAGTTGTTTAGAAAGTATCAATTGATAAATGTATGAGTAAAATAACTTATAAAAGAGAATATTTAGATAAGTTATCATTACAAATGATAAAAGAAGCTAAAGATATAGACTTTGAATTTGGAGATAAAAAGTATATACTAGATATAAAAGAATATACAGAACATATGAAATTTACAAGACCTGATTTATTTGAATATGAAAAACAAGAAAGATAATAGTTTTGAAGAAAGTAGAAGAGTGTGGAAAAGTAGTGGATTTATTAAATTTAAAAATAATTTACATTTAAATTACTTTAGAAGTTGGTATAAGTATATAGAAGAAACTTCTAGAAAAAATTTTAATTTTCAAGTTATTGAAGGTATTTTAGCTGGAAGTAGAAATTCAAAAGGTAGAGGTATATTAGATGGTTTAAAAAATGACACAACAAGAAAAACTAGATAAATTTAAAACATTGTATAAACCTAAAGAAGGATATACTATGTTATTATCTTTATTTAGCAATGAACAAATATTTAATTGTTGGATATTTAAGAAAGTAGAAATAGTAAATAAGAAAGGTATTAGAGATACAGCAGAAACTCACATTGATTCAATTAGAAACAAAGATATTCAAGAGTTTATTAAACAATTAGATAACTATATAGAAAAGAAAAGTATATGACAACAAAATATAAATTAATTAAGTTCTTTGGAGGAACTTATAAAGAAGGAGAAAATACATGGTGGTATGATGGTGAAATAAGAGGTTTTATAGCTACTATTAAATTTGAATGTTATAAAAAGATTATGCATTTATATTATAGTATATTATATAGAATAGTTTTAACTGAAATATATATTAAAGATTTAATTAAAGGAATACAATATGACAAAAGATGAATTTTATGACTCCGTAGATTTTGGTACTACTCAATATGAGACATTTGAGCAGTATATAATTAGAGTAGGTGAACATATTAAAGACTATAAGATACGATTTGGAATACCTTCTAGTGGATTACAAAAAGTTATTATAGACATATTTAAAACTTCTTTATTAAATAAAGTAGAAGTTAAAACTGGACAAATTGATAGTAGAAAGTATGATTTAATTATCAATAAATTAAAAGAAGAATTAAATAAAGAATTAACTAAAGAATTATATGGCAAAGAAATCTCCAAGTAAACTAGAAATACTTGAAACAGAAAAAGCTCTTACTGGTAAGCAAGATTGGGAAATTGATGCTGGTAAAATGACTGAAAAAGAAAAACGTAAATGGTATCAGAATCATGTAGAGACTACTCAAAAAGGTAATCCTAACATGAGAGGTAAGACAAAAAAAGTTTATAGATTTGCACCTCCTACTAAAGCTCAAGAAGAGATGATGAAATATCTTGATCATTATGGTAATCCACTTCCAGGATATAAGTGGGATGGAAACAAAATTACTATTGATGTAGATTATAGAGAAAAAGTTGATAACAACAGAGTATTTAGTTATGTTAAATCTGAAAATAGAGCGTTATGAGTAAAAAGAAAAGAACAGAGATAGAAATTCTTGAAGATAGAAAAATTATCTTAGAAAAAATTCAAGTAGAAAAAGATACTACTAATTTTAATAAACAAATTGAAGAAGAGCAAAAATTAAAAGATAAGTTACCTATTGACAAATTAATTGATATAGCTACTAAACAAGGATTGTTAGAAGATTTAACTCCTGATCAAAAGTTTGCAAGATTTGTAAAAGGTATTAAACTACATGATATAGTTAAAGATTGTATGCAATCTTCATTAAATGAATATGCTAAACAATATAATAAAATTAATCCTACAGACAATTTACAACTTAAATTGATATTAAGAAATAATAAGAATCCAAGAAAAGGTGAAAGCTTTGCAGCAGATTTATTGTTAGAAGTAAGAAGAGGTGATACTTACAAAATAATGATTAAGAAAAGTGTAGGTTTTACTCATATAAGAGATGTAAGAGATGAAGCTGCATGGAAGTATGCTCTATATGGAAATATGTATAATGAACTAATTACTCTATCTTTAAACCATTTACTCCTTACCGATGATGTTAACTCAGGAAGAATTAAATCAACAATTTCCTAGTGATCCACTACCTGATACTAGATATTCTGTAGCTTGGTATCATTTAGAACTTAGAGAATTTGTAATAGTGTATGATAAACTATCTAGAAAAATAGTTTATAAAAGTAACAGTTCTATAATAATAGATGTAGATGGTAAAAGTTTAAGTAGGAAAAGACAGTATCATCACATTAAAAAATTCTATGGACAAAATAATTGTGACCCCCCAAAACAAGTAAATCCTTCTATTTTTGAAGGTTTTTGAAACGTAATTACTTAATAAACAAGGAGCTAGAGATAGCTCCTTTTTTTATTTATAAATAAGTTCTAAATTTGAAAGATGCCTACAGTTTCACATTATGTTGAATACTATTATGAAGTTTTGTCTTTATTAGACTTAGCTAAAAAAGTATATACATATATTAAACTGGATTATAAAACTGATGTTTATATAGTTGAAATAGAAAGAGAATTATTTTATAAAGTCAATATTGAACTAATAAAGTATGCCAATAAGTAATGTATTAGATTACAAGAAGAATAATGAACGAGATAAGAACTTCTGTAATGAACAGTTATATGAAGAAGTATCAGAAGAACTAAGATTAGATATTGAGTTAGTAAAAGAAGTAGTAGGTTCAAATAGTAAATTTGCAAAATCTGTAATTGAAGCAGGAGCACTTGAAAGTTTTATATTACCTTATTTAGGTAAATTAAAATCTAAACCAAGATCATTGCAAAAAGCTATGGGTAAAATAAAAAGAGGGTAATGGCAGCAAGTATAATAAGATTTTTTGAACTTAATAAATATAGAGTAGTTGATCTAGATAAAGAGTGGATTAGTACTATAAAAGAATTTAAAAAGATACTAACTAGAGATAAAGGTTCTAAAGGAGATATAGATGGAAGAAAGAAACTACAGGCGACTCGTGAGTTTACTTTTATTTATCATTATTGTGATTATGCTAGTAAGTTTAGCAACTATTCAGAGGATGATAAATTAAAAGCATGTCAACTCAATGCTGATCTACCAGATGATTTTGACTATACTAAAGATGAAGATATAGTAGCTGCTGTTAAAAAGTATAGAGACTTACAAGAAACTCCAGCATTAAAAATGTTAGCAGAAGCTAGAGAAGGATTACATTCTGCTCATAAAGTTATTCGTAAGATTAGATACTATTTAGAAGAAGAATTAGCTAATTTAGATTTTAGTAATATAATTGAAGAAGATGAAGAAGAGGGTAAGAATAAAAAGAAGAAAGTTGATCCTGTAACTAAACTAACTGTTAGTTTACAAAATTTAATGAAGTTAACTAATGAAGTTGCTCCAGCATTAAAGACTATTAAAGAGTTAGAAGAAGAAGTTAAACTTGAACTTGGAGAGAAGAAAGGTTTGAGAGGAGATAGACAAAAAGGACACAGAGAAGAAGCTGTTGAAAGACCAACTAGAGAAGTAGAAGATACTAGTACTGGTACAGCAGGTATATTTGATGATATAATAGGTTAAAATGACTAGTCAATTATCTCACCATTTTGTGAACACGCGTTACTTTCGTGAAGCAGCTATTGCTTATAAAAAGAATGGTGGTAGATATACTCTTGCACCTATTGAAAGTAAAGAATGGTATGAGTTTTGGGAAGAACAAGAAAGAAGATGTTTATATGGTTATAAAGTAGGTGGAGTTAAAGTAACTGGTAGACATTACTTCTATATGAATTTTACGCAGTTGCGTAAGATAGATGAAAAGAATAAAGGCAAAAAAGTATCATATAAAGATTGGGATTTTCCATCTTTCTTTGAAATAGATTATGACTGGTTCTGGTATAAAGAAATTGCATGGCATGGTTGTAATAAAGCAGTTTTAGATAAGTTAAAGTTATGGAGAAATCCTTCTCCAAATGTTGATCCTATTACAAAGAAAGTATTGGATGAATATGGAGGTGCAATGCATTTAGGTTGTTTAAAAACACGTAGAGCTGGATTTTCTTTTAAAGAAGGAGCTGATGGAGTGTATAACTATAACTTTATTCCAGGATCAAAAAGTTACTACTTTGCAGCAATAGAACAATATCTTACTACTGACGGTATTCTTAATAAAGTAGAATATAATCTAGAGTTTCTTAATCAAAATACTGATGGTTGGTGGTTAAAAAATAGGATGCAGAAGTCTACACTTATGCATCAAAAAGCTTCTTTTATAGATGATGAAAAACAAGTAAAAGGTTTTTTATCTGAGATAATAGGAGTTATTATTAATGATCCTGATAAAGTTCGTGGTAAAGAAGGTATTAAGATAGTATATGAAGAAGCAGGAAGCTTTAAAGATTTAAAAAGAGCTCTTGCTATATCTGTTCCATCTGTATCAGAAGGTGCTACACTTACTGGACAAATTTCTGTATTTGGTACAGGTGGTGAAGAAAAAGGAGTTGATATAAATGGACTAGAAGAAATTTTTAATAATCCTAGAACGCATAGGATGCTTGCTTTTGAGAACGATTGGGAAGAAGGATATGAAGGAAGTGAATGTGGAGTATTTATTCCATGTTATATGGCTAATGGTAGCTTTATGGACAATGATGGTAATGTAAATAAAGAGAAAGCTATTGCATTTGAAGATGAACAAAGAGAGTTAAAGAGACAATCAAAAGATCCTAGAGATTATGATCTTCGTATAGCAGAGAATCCTAAAGTTCCTAGTGAAGCACTTCTTAGAATTACAACTACTGATTTTCCACAAGCTGAAATTCTACTACAGACCAATCGTGTCTTACGAAGCAAAGAGATACAGGGATTATTACTACATGGTGAAATCAAAAACAATCCAGGGAAAGGCTTAGAATTTTTTGTAAAAGAAAATGCTAAACCAGTTATTAATTATCCACATAAAGATAGTGATGATATAAGAGGATGTATTACTATGGTTGAAAGACCATTGACTGCAAAGATATATAAAAATAATAAAGTCATTACAGCTATACCTGATGATGTATATATTGTAGTAGTTGACCCTTATTATAAAGATGAACCTAAAGGAAAACAATCTACAATATCTTTAGGTGCTGTATATGTAGTTAAACAAACTAGTATATACTTCAATAATAAGACTGAACAAGATGTTGCTTGGTTTGTAGGTAGACCGGGAAGAACTAATGAGTTACATGAGATTATAATGAATCTTGCAGAGTTCTATAATGCAAAAATACAATGTGAAATAGCTGGAGGTGGACAAGGTTTAATTGATTATGCAAGAGAGCGTAAAAAGCAAGGAAGATTAATGTTTGAACCAATTTACATAAATGAAAAAGAAGTTGAAAAGATTTCTAAAAACAGAAGTTTCTTTCTTGACCTTGATACTGATAAGAAACGTGAAGGAATACAATATTTGTCAGATTACTTAAAAAAGGTAGTAGGTTTAGATGAAAATGGTCATGAAATTTGGAATTTACACTATATTTACGACTTAGGTTATTTACAAGAATTAAAAAGCTTTAATGCAGATGGTAACTTTGATAGAATATCTGCTCAAATAGTTAAAATGTTTACATTGAAAGAACGTATTCAAGAGAAAGCAAAGAAGAAAGAAAAGAAGCCTAATACTGGAATATTTGGAAAACGACCATTATTTCAAGATAGCAATAAAAGTGGACAAGATAAGTTTTTAATGTTGAACGATTTAATGTAAAAATATGCAAGATAAATCAAGTAATACTAAACCTGATACTGGAGGTTTAAAACCTTTACAATCTATTCCATATAGTGAAAAAACAGAAACTTGGAGAAAACAGAATATAGAATATTATATACAAAGTTCTATATATAAAGCAGTTCAAAGTACATTACCTAGTGATAAGAAAACATCTGCAAATAATATGCAGTTGTGGTTTAACATCTACAACAACAAAATAAATGAGGAAGATTTTAATTATGTAACTAATCCATTAAATACAAAGAATGAGTTATATAAAAACTTCCCTGCAAGAATAAGATCATATAATATTCTTAGACCTACAATTGATTTACTTATAGGAGAGTGGTCAAAACGTCCTTTTAAATTTGATGTACTTAATCTAGATGGAGATGGAGTAATTAATAGTTTCAATGATACTAAGTTTGAAACTTATAAGAAGAATGTAACTCAAAGAGTTGTTAATACTATTAAACAAAGTCAAGGAGAACAAGTAGAAGAAATTCCTAATCCTAAGACTATTATAGAAGATATTAATAGTAACTATAAAGATATTAAAGCAGTTAAAGGATATAAAGCAGTAAAGAATTTAGAATTTGAACTTAAACTAAAAGAGAAGTTTAAAGATCAATTTAAAACTTGGTGTATAGCTGGAACTACATCATCTTTAAAGTATGTTAAAAGATCAGACATAGAATATGAAAAGTTATCACCTCTTTGGATAGATATAGATAAATCTCCACAAGTTAAAAACTTTGAAGATGGTAGTTATGCTACTGTTAAGTTTAGAGTTACTGTAGCAGATTTAGTTGATATGTTTTATGATAGTCTTAAAGATAAAGATTTAAAGAATTTAGAAAAGAATGAGAGCTTTCATAAAACAGCTATGTATGCTCATTATACTAACATAGCTAATAACAATGATACTAACGCAAATCGCTTCAACAAAGTAGATTTATATTATGTAACATGGAAAAGTAGAAAGAAAATAGGTTTCTTAAATTATATTGATCCCTTTACTGGAGAAGAACAACTTGAACAAGTAGATGAAAATTATCCTGTAGATAAAGATGCTGGTGAAACAGTAGATTGGGTTTGGGTAAATGAAGTTTGGGAAGGATGGAGAATCAATGATGATATATATCTTGATATACAACCTGTAGCAGTACAACGTAATGAGATGAACAACTTCTCTAGTTGTAAATTACCTATAAATGGAAGAAACTTTTCTGATATGGAATCAGAAAATGTATCTATTCTATCTTTAGGTATTCCTTATCAAATGATGTACATTATAATTAACTATAGAATAGAATTAACTATAGCTAAATCTAAAGGTAAGATTCTTATCTACGATAAAAATACAATATCTGATGATGAAGAAGAACAAGATAATGTATTCTACTATGCAGAAACATTAGGTTATTTAGGTTTAGATAGGGCAGCAGATGACGTAGATAGAACTTGGACAGGATATTCTGTACAAGACATGTCACTCTTTGAACATATAAATCAACTTATAGGTATTGCTCAATTCTATAAAGATAGTTGGGAAGAGTTAATGGGTATATCTCGTCAAAGAAAAGGAGATGTATCTGCATCTGATGGACTAGGAGCAAGTCAAGAAGCTATATTTAGAAGTTCTGTTATATCAGATATTATATTCAGCACATTTGATGAGTGGGTTGAAAGTGAGTTACAAGGCTTACTTGATTTAAGTAAATTTGCTTGGATAGATGGTAAAAAAGGATATTATAGAAATGATGATGGTAGAGCAGAGTTGTTTAACATTGATCCAGAAGATTACGCTAATAGTGAATATGGTGTATTTATGGATTTTACAGGTAGAACAGCTAGTAAATTACAGTTGTTACAAAATCAAATAAATGCTGTAGCACAAAGAAAAGAAGTAAAGTTAAGTACTATAGCTGATATGATATATACAGATAGCTATGCAGAACTTAGAAACAAATTAAAAGAAGCAGAAGCTATTGAAGCAGAAATACAAAAGATTACTGCAAAGAATCAACAAGAAGCAGAGGCAGCAGCAGATGCTAGAAAGAAAGACTATATGATGTATGAGAACATGCTTCAAATAGAAAAGCAAGAAAGAGATTGGGATAGAAAAGATAATAACGAATATATCAAAGGTGAAATTGCTGGAAGAACAGCAGCTAATTCAGTTGATATAGATATGGGAGTAATTGAGGCTGAATCTAATAAGAGATTAGAGCGTCTTGAGAAAAGTAGCATCGAAAGAAGAAAGCTTCAACTCCAAGAAATGAAACTAAAACAAGATGATAAACATGCCAAAATGAAAGACGAAACTGAACAAAAGAAAATTGCAGCTTCCTTAAAGAACAAAGTATCAGGAGAAAAATAAGAAAGATTGCTATAAATGAAATAATAATTAATCGGTAAATTTTAACATAAATCTAAATTAAACTAAATTTGAACAGTATGAAAATCACAAGAAATTTAAGTCCAGATGGAGGAACAGGAGGAACAGCTCCAACAGGGTTAGAGAACTCATTGTTTGACACATTTGCATCTTTTAAAGCACCAGAACCAGATGCAGCTAAAGCAGACGCAGCAGAAGCAGCTAAAGGAGGAGCAGATTCAGTATTAGCAGCAGAACAAGCTAAATTAGAAACTCTTTTAGCTAAAGATGTTGCATCATTAACAGCAGAAGAAAAAACTTCTTTAGAAGCATTAAAGTTAAAGTTCAATGTAGAAGAACTAAATGAAGATGGTACTCCAGTAACTAAAGAGCAGAAAGATGCTATAGTTGCTACACAAGCTAAGTTAGCTGCAATTTTAGCAAAGAAAGAAGAAGATAGAACTCAAGAAGAAATTGATTTTCTTAATGAGAATACAGAAGAAGAACTTAGTCTATATGATCAAGTAGATGAAATTATAGGAAAGAAAGTAGAAATTGATTATGGTACTATTGATCCTAAAAGTGCGCAAGGAATAGCTAAAAGAGAAGAATATATTAGAGATCAAGCAGCAAGAGAATATGATGAGGAAATCAAACAAGAATTTCCTATTGCATATAATTTGATGTTACATCTTAAAGCTGGAGGAGATGTAAGAAGTTTCCTTGATGAAGGTGGAGATGAAGATTATCAAGCAGTATCTATAACAAAAGGAGATGTAAAAGCACAAGAAGCATTTTACAGAAAAGCATTAAGATTAAAAGGAAATGATGCAGATGAAGTAGATGCTCTTGTAACTTATGCTAAAGATAAAGGTAAGTTATTTGAACGAAGCACAGCAGAATTAGAAGCTTTACAAGCAAAACAAGATAAAGATAATGAGCAAAAACAATTAGCAATAAAACAAGCAGAACAAAGAGATGTAAAATTAAGTAGCGCATTTTGGTCTGCCGTTGACACTTCTTTGACAAGCGGTATAAAAGGAGTAAATATACCAAAGACAGATCATAAAGAATTTAGAGAGTTTATTAAGAATAGCATCTTTAATCAAAATGGTAAGTTAGTATTTTTAAGAGAAATAAATGGAAATAACTTACAAGATGAATTAGCTGCAAGTTACTTTAGATTTAAGAAAGGTGATTTAGCAACAATTGCACAACGTAAAGCTGCTACTTTAAAAGCACAAGAGATTAAGAACAAAGTATTTAAATATAAAATTACACCAAAAAATTCACCTGACGCACCAAAAGGATTTGTAGGAATGAGTCAAATATAAACTAATAACAAATAACCAATAAACAATTAATAAAAAATGAGAAACTTTCAGTATCAAGTAAAAGAACAAGTATTTGATTCTAAAAGTATGTTGGATGAACTCAACTTTTACCACCAAAATCACGGTAAGGTATCGGAGTTGACTAATAAACTAACATATATTTTAGGAGACTATGCTAGTAAGTACCCTATCTCTATGATGACGATGGGAAACTTAGCTAGTAGCAATTCATCAAAGGAAATTGAAGATGTTCAATTTACCTACCCAGTAATGGGTCGTACAGATAAAGCTAGTGCAATTAGCTCTAATCTTTACAGCGCAAATGACCAACCTGGAATTGGTAACTCTTTATTCAAGTTACGTTTCAATGACAACTGGATTAAGCGTTATTACATTATCGAATCTGCTCGTGGTATACAAGCATATGTAACTGATGATCCAATTCAGTTAGGTGATGAGTGGGAATATACAGTTCAGCTCGATCCAGCAGAAGCTACTGATTTCTGTCCTTTTTCTGAAACATCCGCAGGAACATTGTGGGTAGAAGTTAACGTTCAAGTTGCAGAATCTGAATCTAGAGGAACTAGAAGTAAAATGGTAAGCTCTGGTTTGTACAAGAACCAAATGGGCTTTATCAGATCATCTTTCGAGTGGGCAGGTAATGCTGTTAACAAGACAATGAATATTTCTGTAAAAAATCCACAAACAGGTAATGAATCTACTGCTTGGATGGATTTTGCTATGTGGCAATTTGAAAACAGATACTTAGATGAGTGTGAACATGCTTACTGGTATTCTCGTTATAACAGATTAGCTTCTGGTGAAGTACCTCTTAAAGATTTAACTACTGGAAAAATTATTCCTCGTGGTTCTGGTTTGCTTGAGCAAATTCAAAATAAGTCTACTTTTGCATCACAATCTTACGTTTCTCTTCAAAATAAAATTGGAGATGCATTGTTTGGACAAAATGATACAGAAGGTATGAGTATTACACTTCAAGGTGGAACTGGAGCAAGACGCGATCTTGATCGTATGTTGAAAGCTCAAGGAGTAACTTTCTTGACTGATTTCACTGGAGTTGCTGATAAATTTGTATCAGGTTCTAATAGAGACTTGATGTTAGGTGGATTCTTTACTGGTTTCTATCATATTGATGGATATACCATTAAGTTCAAGTACAATCCTATCTTTGATAAAGGTAAGATTGCATCTAAATCTCCTCTTCATCCTGAATCAGGTTTACCACTTGAGTCTCATA